GGCGCTAACGCCCCGGCTGCGCTCTGCACGTCCACAGCGCACCATTGACCCACCGGCAATAGCCCTTCCTCGACAATGCCGCCTTGCGCCGTCGCTACCCTGCCATCCGAACGCAACAGGAACGGCGGTAGGGTGCTGTCAGGCGCAACGTCCACAATCACGCGCCAGTCCGGTGTCACCGTTGCCAGCAGCGTTGCGCCGGTTGCCGTGCCACTGTCCAACAGCGTCTCTAGCTCCGTGAGCGCCGTCTGGTTGCCGCTGCGATAGTGCCGTGCCATGACGCCGCTGGCAGGCCGCACAGCAGCGCCGTAGAGGAACTGACCTTTTGTGGCTAAGATCGTGGCAAGCTGCGTTGTCGTCTGCTGATGCCCCCACACCTGGTGTACCACCGTCCCAGGCTTGCTCTCCCAGGCGACGCCGTTCCACAGCAGGAAGCTATTGATAGTATTGTCGCCGTCGTAGCCAACGCCGTAATAGTTCTCGGTACTGGTTGCGCCGATGCGCTCAACGATGACCCAGTAGGCTTCGCCGCCGATTAGCGCAATCGTGGCGCTCAGTGGGAAGCTGACCCAGCCGCTGGCGTTGCCGATGCCGCTCAGAATAGAGCTTTCCAGCACAGTGCCAGGCACGCCGCTGTTGTTGCTGCACAAGCTTACCCCGACGCTACCGCCCGCCGTGCCGACAGAACGCAGCTTGATGGCAATTTCACCGGCAAGGAAAGCGCTGCTTGCCACAAAGCTAAACGCCATCTTCTGCGGCCCTGCCAGCGTCACCGCCGCCCCCGGCGCCTCAATCGTGAGATCGTTCGTCACGTCCAAGCTTGCCGCTTGCCGCAACGTGATGGATGGCCCAGCAGCCTCCGTGATGATTGCGCCCGTGCGCCCTGCCGATGTGGTGATTTGCGCCCGCCCCACGCCGTCGATGAGATGCGCACGGCTGTTGGAAGCGCTACCTGTTACACGTAGAAATGACCCCATGCGGGCAATGCCAAGCCCCTCTGCGCTGTCCAGAATGTCGTCACCCGCCGCAAAGCTAACCGTGGAAGCGGTGTACGTCCCGCCGTCTAAGGCGCTGCCCGCTGCCGTCAGGACGCCGTTGTTGGCAATGCTGCCCGTCACCCTGATCTTGTCGCCTTCGTTCAGTTGCCCCAGGTTGCCGTTCAGCTTGTGGATGGCCCTGTCCGCAAAGCCGATGTCGGTGCCAGCAACGCCCCAGCCGATAATCTGTTCGGCGCTGTCCATGCCCTCGTAGGCTGTGCGGCCCGTACTGTCAGCGTAATATGTCCAGTCGTACAGGCTCCACAAGCCAGCGCAGGATAAAATAGCCGCCCCGCCAGCGCTGAAATTGATGCTTTGCTTGGCTAAGGCTCTGTCCTTGAGCAGTGTGAGCGCCGCTGCCGCCGCTTGCGCTGCCCACGCCTCGCCCACGGAGAACAGCAGTTCCTTGCGCCCGTAGGCGTCAATGCTCTTGGCGTTTTCGTTCCACGCTGTCTCATAGGCGACGCCGCCCACGGTGTACGCCACCTTGACGCAATTCGCCATGTCTTGCAGCGATGCGCCCACTTCCAGCGCTTCAATCGGTGTGGTAGCGCTGACAACTTTGCCCCACCACACCGGCGTGTTGTTCTCGTTGCGGATGATGACATAGTAACCCAGCCAGCCCCGCAAGGCGTCCAGCGCATCGCCGGTCGCCTCAATCGTGGCGGTGTGCGGCCCGCCCACGGCGTAGGCGTCATGGCTTATCACAGCCAACGTGTAGTTGTGGATGACGGGCAGCTTGGCAGTGTCCAGGACGGTGACGGTTAGCATTAGACAGTACTCCGCCGCAAGCGCGCCTTGACGGTGACGATGGTCTGCCGACTGGCGTTGAACGCCGGCCATTCGCCGGCCAGCACGCTCAGACGATTCGTGCGGCCCGGCCAGGCCATGAGTGGCCCGCCTGCTCGGCTGACGTTGCTGTACTGCCCCAGGCCGGAATCATAGAAGGTGGTGTCCGGGCGGTAGATAATCGTTTCCTGAAACTTCCATTCGTGGGTCACATCCAGCCGCACGCCGCCCTTGGCGGGCATCAGTTGCACGAAGGACAGCGTTGCCGACCCCGCCGCCGCTCGGTAGCCCGCCACCACAACGACAAGCCCACTGTGCGCTGCTGCCGGGAATTGCAGCGTCCCTAGGTTGATGAGCAATTGCCCGTTGGCGTACTGCTCGACGCCGGTGGCGATCTGCTGATACACGCCATCATACAGCGAGTACAGCGCCGCCCGCAGGTACATGTCGCTGGGCAGCACAGAAAACGCTGCAATGATGCTGACGGCCTTGCCTGCGAGTTTGGCGACGACGGTAGACGACGGCGTGAGCGTCCACAACAACTGATTGTAGGTCAGCCCTGCGCCCCAGGACTTTGCGTCAGCGCCGCTGGTTACAAGATGCTGATTCGCCGTCAGCCCTGCAAAGCTATCCAGATTGAGGTAGACATTGCGTGTCAGTAGGTCAGACGCATTGTTGCTCTGCAGCTCTACGCTAATCGGCGTTGGCAAGTCGCCGCCCACACTGCCCAGCGTAACGGCGTTGTAGGGCGATGCTGTGCCGTTGGTGATGCTAAAGCCGTCGTTGAGCGTTGTCTCCGTGGTGCTTTCCCAGAAGTCGCCACGGGTGAGGATGATAGCGCATTCGCCCGTCGTGGTCGTGTCCCAAAACTGGCGATTCTGGCGCTCCGTACTCCACACCACTCGCCCACTGACGATGGGCGAACGGTAGACCGTGCCGCCAGGGACAAGGCTATATTCCAGATAGACCGGCGTTGTAGCGGCCTCAGCCAACAAGCGCTGCACTGTGGACATAGCCGCCAGCACAGCGTCAGAGACGCCGTTGAATACAACGTCAATCGTTTCGGTGACTTCGTTGCCGTCGCCCTTTGTGGGGAAGTAGCGCACGCCGTACAGTCCCAGCGCCGGTGTACCGCTATCACTGTGGAGGACGAGCGTTGTTGTGCCGTTGGTGAGTCGTAAAATCATTAGCGGCCTCCTAGACGGCGTGCAACCTTGTAGGCGATGGCCTCAGCGTCTTCTTGGCTGTTAACGTAGACCGGCCCTAGATTGACGGTGACAGCCGCCACCCCGCCGCTAAAGAGAGATCGTCCGTCGCTACTACTGGCGCTTGCCCCGCCGCCCAGCCAACTCGGCAATGATGGCGTCCAGTTGAGCAGCGCCGTTACCCAGGCCGGTGCCGGGATCGAGAAATTGGTAAGCTGTGTCAACCAGGCCGGTGCTTTCAGATCAGGGAACTTAAAGCTTGTAATACGATTGATGGCGCTCATTACCCCGCTACTAAACTCAGGCCACACCCAACTCACCAGCGCCGTGATCGACGGCGGTGCATCCGGCCATGCCCACTTGAGGATGTCGCCAATCTCTGTGGGCGCGCCCGGCCATACCCACGCCAACAATTGAGCGATGACCGGTGGCACTTCGGGGAACATCCACGCCAGCAAGTTTGTCACCCACTGCGGCGCACCGTCACTTGGTTTCCAGTTAATGAGATCCATCACCCATTGCGGCGCTTCCAGTGCATCGCCTAAGCTGCTGGCAGCGTCGGCAAGGCTTTGGCCTAAGCCCTTTGACAACTCGCTCAAGGCGCTACCGAACAGCGCATCAGCGCTGACGCTTTCCAGGTTGATGAAGTCGCCAATTTGCAGCTTGTCTACGCCCTTACCCACCGTGAGATCAAAGAGATCGCCGTAGGTAATCTTGACTACATCAACGCCCATCCACGAAAAGAAATCAGCCAGCGTGTACTGCTTTGGTGCATCACCGCCCGATAAGTCAAACAAATCTTTCGTCGTGTACTTGGTAACGTCCGTGCCGGTAATCCAGCCAAAAAAGTCAGCAAGGCTATAGTTGCCAACCTGCACTTTGGCGGCAAAGTCGAATAGTTGCGCTTGCGTGATCGGCCCTTTGGTTGTGTCCCAACCGGCCCAGAGGAAATCTTGCAAGTCAAAGCGAGCAATATTCACCCCGTCTTTATTGCCAAAGTCAAAGAAATCGCCTAGCGTAAGTTTCTTTAGCCCGCCATCACCCCAAGTGAAGCGCACGTAGTCTTGCAGGTTGATCGTGGTGATGTCGCCGCTCTGCACAAAGCTGAACACGTCACCCAGCGTCAAAGCGACGCCGCCCGATGCGCTGTCGTAAATGAATGACACATAGTCAGCAATGTTGATCGTCGTGCCGCCCGCATCGCTCACAAAGCTGAACACATCGCCCAGCGTGAGCGCCACGTTGCCCGTCTTGGCGTCATAGATGAACGTCACATAGTCAGCAAGGTTGATCTGCATCCCCTCGCCAGCCACAAAGCTGAACACATCGCCCAGCGTGATTTGTTCAACGCCGTTGCTTGACCATGTGATGTCCACATAGTCGGCAATGTTGATCCGTGTCAGACCAAGCCCAGGCTGCTGGATGAATTCAAACAAATCACCAAGCTTAATCTGCTTAAACTCTGGCGACCATTCAAAATTGCTGTTGGCGATGAAGTCGGCAATCCACGTCTCTACGGTGGTGAACCATGCCTCAATCGACGGTAGCGCAGTGTTGAACGCCCCCAGCATAGCATCGCCCAACGGCGTGATGGCAACCAGCGCACGCCGGCGCAGGCCCTCGAAGAAGCTAGGGATTGTCTCATACTGCTTGTTGAGCTTGTCAAGGCTGCCGTTGACTTGCTCGATACTTACCCAACTCGCATCCATGCCCCTAACGATAGAATCACCCAGGTCTTCAAACTGTGTGCCGATGACAGCAGCGCCCGCCTGCATTCTGATCGTTGGATCTTCAATCTTGCGCAGGCTGTCTAACACCAAGTCGAACGCATCGGCCACGGTGATGGCGCCACTGGCGAGATTCTTGGTTAGCTCCTCAGAGTTGATACCCATGAGCTTTAAGCCGTCCGCCGTGGTTTTGCTGCCGTCCTGAATGCGTAGGCGGAACTCCTTAAAGGCGTCCGCCGCTTTGTCGGTGCCTAATGCGCCGCCGGCCATGCCCGACTGAATGATGCTAAAGAACTGTTCAGCCGTTGCGCCGCCGTTGGCGAATTGCGTAGAGTATTCGGTGATCGTGTCCAAGAAGTCGCCGCTGCCGTCCAAGCCTTGCTGGAAGCCGAACGCCAGCATATCAAAGGCTTGCTCGGAAGAGATACCGAACTTGTCCATAAGTTCGACGGCTGCCGATGTGGACTCATTAACTTCAATATCGAACGCATCCCGCAGCGCAATGGCCGCTTCGGTGGCCTGCTGTAGCTGCTCAGTCCCTTCCGGCCCGCCGATACGCTGGAAAGCAGCATTGACCTTGCCGATGCTGTCCGCCACATCTTCAATGCTATCACCAAAGTTGTTGGCGTAGATCGACTTGAGCGCCGCCCCGTATTCCTCAGCGCCTTGCTGCGTTAGCCCCAACTGACTTTGCATCTTCTTTGTGGCAGCGTCGAAATCAGACGCCGCCGTAAACGCCGCCGTGCCGATGCCCACAACCGCCGTACCCAGCGCTGCCACGCCGCCCAGGACAGCGCCGCCCACTAAGCCCTTCATCGAACCGGCGAGGCTTGACGCCCAGTTGGTGACGCTGCCTTTGGCGTTATTCAGGTCTTGTTGGAGTTGGTCGCTGTTGGCTCTCAAGAACACAGCGACATCACCCAGGCGCACTGCCATGCTTTACCGTTGCCCCCATCATCTGCAAAAAGGCGTCGCCTGTCACTTGCGGCTCTGGCGACGCCTCTTCTTTCTTCTCACCGAATAATGTTCTGGCGACTTCCACAGCCAGTAGCCTCGCTTCCCAGCGCTTGCGCCGTCCGTAGCCGCTGGCAAGGTCGTAGATTTGCGCCTCGTCAAGCTCGTCGCTCCACAAGCCCCACGCTGACAGGCAAAGCTCGTCTACGTCGGCTTGCTGCTTGAGCCAATTTGCCGGATCGTACTCGTCAGCCGCCCGATCCGCTCGGAGCCGAAAAAAGGGAAACTCAACCCCACAGCGGCCAGGAAGCCATCGACAACTTGACTACCAACGGCGTTGTCTTCGATATACTCCCGGTCTTTGGCAAGCTCTGGCGAGTATTGCAGGAGCAGATCCAGCGCCTTGTCCACGCTATCCAGCAGGGTGGCGCTCAGTGTGCGCAACAGGCCGCTGACGGCTCCCATGTCGGTTAGCTCGACGTTGGGCGAGCCTTCCACCAGGGCAATGAAGCTGCCGAATTCGGCCTTGAGCGCCTCACGGAACTGCCGTGCCGGTCGCACCGGCATTTCGCGCAGGATGTACTCTTTCTCGCCAAGTGTGATTGTTTCGGTTCTCAAGCGTTAGTCTCCTGTTAGGATGTGGCCGGGTTGGTCACGATGTGGGCTTCCATCAATTGCGCCCCAACGGCTTTTGTCGGATCGGCAAGCGCTGTGATCTGGGCAGGGATGTTGGTGCCGGCCCCCTTTGCAAACTCGATAGAGCCGTTCAGGCGAATCGTGCCACGGTAGAAGAAAATGCGAACCGGCTGTTCGCTACCGCCAGTGTTGGCCGGACGATACCCTTCCAGCGCAAACATGTACTCTGGCAGGTAGGGCGAACCGCCCGTCACAACCTTGTCATAGGCTTTTTGCGATGCGCCCGCCGCCGTGCTGGTGACAGTGCCGTCCGTCACCAGCGCAAGGTTGTCGGCGCTGAACTGTGACAGTGCAATGTCAGTCGTGGCCCGCTCGTTGGTTTTGCGCTGGATGATCGGCGATGTGGATTGCTCGACGCCCAACTCGAACACGTCGTAGGTATAGGTTGTGCGCGCCGGTGATGCGGTGTAGCCCAGGTGTTCCCACCCGGACGGCCATGAATCGAAGTCGTTCCAGGCCACGGTGGTTTCATCGGGCAATGCAGTGCCTTTCGGCGCATAGAGGATGTTGGCAGCGGTGACTAGCACGTCACTCGAAGAGAAGTTCTCAGCCATGTGTTACTCCAAGGTTTTTATCCTTTCAGACTATTGAATGTCACTCGAAAAAACGTCAAGACGAACGGCCATCCGGTATCAGGCTCCTGCAACGGATAGCCGCTAATTTCTAGCTCAATGTGGCGGATAGCGCCGCTGCTCTTGTCGTCGATAGCGTCCACCAGCGTGCGGTACAGCGCCATTGCGGCCACTTCATCCGGCCCATAGCACTTGAACGTGAAACTATCGTTGATCAAGCGTCGATCATAGGTCATTACACCACCGCGTGCATTAAAGCAGATGGCGTATTGCCCCGCTACATACTCCGGTGGCGGAAACGTGCGGCCAGCGTAGACTCGTTGCCCTGTGAGCGCCGTTACGCTGCTCTGGGCAACGATGAACGTGCGCAGGGTGGACAGTGCATCAATCAAAGTGCTTCCGTCCTACGGCCTCAATAATGCCGTTGGCCTGCTGGGCAACGCTCTGTAGCGCCGGGTAGAGAAACGGCTGTTCTGCTTCCACATAGACGGCGTAGTCAGCACCAAAGCCTACCGCAACGCCGTCTTCGGCGCTCTGGGCAGAGCCTACCGTCTCATGTTCAGCCGTTTGGCCTGTCTTCTTGCTTGTCAGCGTCTCATGCCGTGGCACGAAGGTGTTTTGGCCGGCGCCGTTGACATAGCTGCTGTTGCGCAAAAAGCCGGTATCGACAGGGGCGCGAACCTTTGCCTCTGCTTCCACCTGAAAGCCCAGCGCCAGCAGAAACTCAGCACTGGCGTTCTCGACTCGCAGCAATACATCCTGCTCGTACCATTTGACGCTCATGTTTTTGTCACCAAATTAACCACGATGGCGCTTAGGCCGCTGGCGGGCTGTCCTACCACGTCGAAGAGCAGCGTAGGGGTGAGCGCATCGCCGTAGCGGTGGGTTAGCTCAATCCGATCCAGGCTCTTGACTGCCGTGCCGTGGGGCAAGCGCAACTCGGCGTCCACTTTGGCCGTCTCGTTGCCTTGCTGTACTTCCCGGCTACTGCGTGCTTTGTAGCCGCAGACTGTGGGCGCTCCTGCCGTGTAGCCAGCGCCGGGAACGCCGTAGCTGTCGGTTGCCCCAGCGCTGTAGCTATGCACGATGCAGGTATCCAGCATCGTGGACGCTGCTGCTGCCTGCTCTCTAGCGAAGCGCTTCACGGATCTTGCTCTCCGGCGCCTTGCCAATGCCCTTGACGCTGGCAATGTCGCCGGTTTCCCGCAGCGTCTCATACGTGCCAATGCCCGCTTCCCGCAAGGCGTCATAGCCGGGGAAGTCCTCAGGCAATGCGCCCGTGCGCACCGTGGACTGTTGGCCGGTGATCGTGCGCTGCGCCGTGGTGTCAGGCGCTGTGACCTGCGTTGCCGTGGGCTGCACTTTGCGCCGCTTCACCTGGCGCTCTGTCTCGGCAATGCGGGCAAGGTCAGCGTCCGTCTTGCGCACGTTGTAGCCATCGGCGGCGGTGCTTTCCACCACGATAGGCTTCACTTCGCTGCGCTTCCAGCCAAGCCGCTGCAAGATTTCCATGCGCTTGGTTTCCCGCTCTTCGACCTGTTGCGTTTGGCCGTTCTTCTCAAAAACAATCATCGTTATTCCTCCGGCAAGTTGCCGATCCATACTGGCTTTTCTCTGGGCGACACAAAGATCGTGGTGTTCCCCGGCTGACGGCGGGCAGCATGGTATTTGGCCTGCTTCATGTACTGGTTGTACACGCCTTCACGGTTGAGCGTTGCGCCGTCGGCGCTGTAGTTGTAGTCTTGCGCTACAGCAGCGGCTTTCTCGGCCCACACTTCATAGGCCGCAGCGTACAAGTCCCAATTTTCCGTCCAGCCGTATTCCGTGGGTTGTCGCCCCAGATCGTCGGCCAAAGGAAAAGCGGCAATGTACAACTTTAGCTCGTCATCCGTGTAGGTGGAGGTGGCGAAGGGTTCCGCCACCATGCGCCGCAATCTGTCCACCATGCCCGCCGTCACTGCCATTTATTCGCCCCGAAGGTACTCAATATACAGATAGCCAACCATGCCCGCCAGTGTTGCCGACGCCGTGCAGGTAACGTACTGGGTAGCGCCCCACACCTGGTTAGCTTTGCCGTTGGTGCCGGGGTCGCCGACGTTGCCGAAAGCGCCCGCCGCCGCCGTACTCATCCCGTCAATCAGGTTGTCGCTGCTGGTAGTAGCGTTGGCCGCTACGCCCACATCGACTGTCGCAGCGCCGGTGGACGCCGTGGGGATGTAGAGGACGGCACGCGTGATAATGAGAGGCACACCCTCAGGGTTGGCAATGGCCGCAGCGCCGCCCGCCGTGGTAGTCGTGACGGCGGTTAGCGCCTTGCGATAAGCTCCAAATTGAGACATTGTATTTTCACCTCATGGGTAAAGGGGCGATAGTAGCGCCCCTGTGTCTAGCCGACGAAAAACTTAGGGCAGCAACGCCGCAAACGGAAAGCGGGTGGTATTGTTGCTGTTGATCTGGTTCAGCGGGTTGGGCAACTGCCAACCGAGGCGCATCACCGCCCGGAGCGCAACCATGTCCTGCTGCGCCAGATTGTGGATGATGTTGCCGGCTTCATCCTGAATGACAGCCTGATCCAGAATCTTGTAGGTGATGTCCTGGCGAATGCTGTATACCAGTTGGTTCCAGTCGCCGCTAATCATCAGCGCTTCGGTGGCGTCAATAGCGCCGTTGCGAGGAAACTCCATCGGCACGCCGTCAAGTTCGTAGCCGCTGCGCTCCTGCATGGTGCGCACAAAGAGCGGCTGCCCGACGCCTAGCAGGTTGGTGCCGTCGTAGACTTTTTCCCGCAAGCCACGCAGCTTGGAGCGCATTTGCAGCGCCGCCACATGCCCGTTCACCATGTAGCCGTCAAGCTCGACTTTGGCGATAACACCGGCCTCGCCCATGATGTCATCGTAGATGTCGTTACCGGCCCCCACAGTGACGACGTTGCTGGCAGCGGTCGCCAGCGGCACCAGTCCCAGCGGCCAGTCCTGCGGCGCATTCGTGCCGTACAGCACGGCGGCATCGAACGTTTTGCCGAACGCCTCCACGATGCGGGGCTGAATCTCGCCCCAGATGTCGTAATCGGCATCATCCAAAACCGCTTCGGGAATCGGCACGATGACGGCCAACTCTTCGGCGTTGATGAACTTGTTGCCCCATTGCGCCTGCGTGGTTTTCTTGAGGCCGGTGTCACCGCTCACGAAATAGGCGGAGATCAGGCCGGCGAGAACCGGCATCCGGCGCTGCTTGCTTGTCATGTTCGGCAAGCGGCGGCCCAGGCGCATGACAGCGCTCTGTTCCGGCACGCTCTGGATAATCTGACGGGTAACGTCTTCGGGGATCAGCGCTTCCACGTTGGAGCGGGTGATCAAACTGTTGTAGGCCATTCAATCCTCTGTGAGTGTTTGCACTCCTTTCTCTAAAGCAGAGCGGTTAGCGCCCTGCGGCTTTACGGATGAAGCTGTTCATTGTCGGCTGTGCGGTGCCGGCCTGCGTTGCGCCCTGCGCAGCGTTGGCCGGTGGCGTGACTTTCTTGCGGAATAGTTCCGGCGCTGCCTCTCGCAGCTTGTTGAAGTCCACCTTGCCATCCTTGCCGATTAAGTCGAGATCCTGCGCAGCCAGCCAAGCAAGGCGGAGATTCGCAACATCAGCATTGTGGGCGTCCTCGTAGAACTGCGCCTTCTGATCAAGCTTGCCCATGTCACCGGTGAGCTTTTCCAGTTGAGTAGCCAATTCGCTGCCCTTGTCGGCCTTTCCGCTTAACTCCTTGATTTGAGCAGCGAGCTTTTTGCGCTCATTGCGCTCGGATGTTAGCGCCGACTTTAAGCCGTCCACATGATCATCGAACAAGTCTTTGGTGGCGTCATCCAGACCGCCATACCACTTGTCGAACGTCAGTGGCTCTTGCTGCTGCTGGCCTTGTTGGGCAGCGTCTTGCTTCTGCTGTTCCTGCTGCTGGTTGCCTTGCTCTTGCTTCTGTTCCTGTCCTTCCATGTAGCGTCTCGCTCCTGGTGGCATCTCGCCAAAGTGAAATAAAAAAAACGGGGATGTGACAAGATTGATTTCTTGTCACATCCCCGTGTGTCTCTGTTCCTGGTGATGTTCGCTGGTGTGGTAGCCAGCGCTAAGTATTAAGTTGACCAGCCCAGGCATCAAACCTGGCTACACTTCCTTGCGTCCGGCTTTTTAACCGGAGGAAGCTGCACCTCTTGCGCATCGCCGGCCATGATTAAACTTTGAAAAACAATGATCTGCGCACCATTCTACGCACGCTAACCGGCAACGGCTTTGTCAAATGATACGTTACACGGTTAAGAGCGTGAAACAATTTTCTGGTTGCCGCAATCATGAAAACAACTTCTCGATTGCCCGCGCGATACAGTACGGGATTACCGCCAACCCGATGCTGAACGCAATCGCACCCGTCTGCTGCATCACGTTGTCACCGCCACCACCCGATATGGCACTGATCATCGCCAGCATACCGCCGATGGCAAAGAGCAGGGCAACTACATAAACGAACTTGATAAAGAACTTCACTACCGCTCTACCTTTCCAAGTGGGCGCACCGTCCAGTCTTGCACGCCATTCTCCACAGTCAAGATAATCTCATGGCGGCCATCGGGGAGCGCTTGCAGACGGCGCATTAACTTTACAATTTGCTGCGTCGCCAAATCTTTGGTGAGCGTATCATGTTTTTTGGATTCCGTCAAGCTTTCAAGCATTTCTCTGTAGCTCCTGTACCGTCGCCGGCACGATGGCGTCGCCCCACGTTGCGTTGGTGCGCACGGCGGCGAAGTTCTCGAACGCCATGCCGTCCTTGTACATGGCGTAGCGCTGCGGCCCCAGGATCTTGCGCTGCGTCGCTTCCGGCTGCGCCGCGAACCATGCTGGCCCTTGCCGCCACTGTGGAGGCGCAAAGCCTTTCACGATGGGAACAGTCGTGCAGCGACAGTTGGGATGCGCCTTGAACGATTCGCCCAGCGCCATCTCCTGCCCATCCGCAGCAAGGCAGCCAGCACATACCCTAGAGTCATGCGCCGATAGACGACGTGCGCCATCCACCACATTGCTGTGCTGATAAGCCGCCATGCTGCTTTGCCGATAAACCCGCATCTGCTCAGTCCGGGCAATATTCATCATCCTACTCAGCGATTGCGACAACCCATCACGCACCATCATGCGGGCCGTGCGCTGTGGATTGTAGCCCAGCGCCGTCGCTTCGATTAGCCTGTCGAGCGTCCCTTGCGCCCCTGCGCTGAAAGAATTCTGCAATAAAGTTTGCAGGGGTGAGCCGTCGCCCGCTAAACCAACCATGTTTTCGATGACATTGATTGGCAAAATGTCAAAGCCGAGACGGGGCGCAATGCTGCGAATCGCCGCCGTTGCTGCGTTGATGCCCTGCTGCCCGTAGTGGCGCTGTGCCGACTGGATCAGCCCATCGGCGTAGTCCACATAGCTGCTATGCTCTCGTTGCACCTGACGCAGCAGCGAAGCGTAGCGATCAAGCTGGAACTGGCGTGATTGAAGTTGCCCAACGGTAAGCCCATCCTGCGCAACCCTGGCCGCAAACACCTCAACCTTGTCCTGCAACACGTTCTCAAGCGCTGCCCAGCGGCGTGTCATGGACGCAAGCTGCTCGCCTTCACGCCGCAGCAGGGCCGCTTTGAACGCTTGCATTGTTTCGACAACTAGGCTCATTATCGTTCATCCTGGCCGCATAGGAAGGCCGTGGCGCTGTTTTGCGCCGATTCGTGACTCATTGCATCAGAATGCGCCGTGGGGCAACAGGAAGGCCGTAGAGCGTTTTAGCGCCCGTACACCAAACCATTGCCATCGTACCCAACTTCGCACAGCGTAGCCGCCAGCGCTGCCCATGACGCCGTGTGCAGCCTGATCTTGCTCAAGTTGTTCAGCAGCCACTCTGTCATGTCCCACGAGCCGGTGTAGGCCCGTGACGCCCCTTGCCAGTCCGCCACCATCTCCCGCAAGTCCCGCTTCGGCATACGCATCAAGCCCGCTTCCACATTGCTGCCCCGTGGCGTGAAGCCGTCAGGGAAGATAAAATGCTGCCAGTGGTGACTTCCGCAATGAACATGATGTAACCAAGCTGATGCAAAGCCATCAGGATCACCCTTATCCCCATGAAACTGCCTTGCGTAATAGGGGAACTCTTCTGGCATCCATTTAGAGTAATCGTGCTGATCTAACTGCGAATCAGGCAAGCCCAACTTGCGCCCCGCCTCTTTCACGTAAGCCACATGGGCGCAAAGCGATTCGTGGTAGCTCTGCGCTTGCGCCGGCGTGATGCCGTAAAAATCGAAGTCCACAATCGAAAGCGTGGAATCGCCTAACGAAAACTTCATGTTGCCCCCAAGCTAACCAGCGTCATTACACCCATTTTTGTGTCCACAAAAATCACTTTG